CATTGCCAATAACATCAAATTGTAACCATGAAAAAGGCAAACGAATTGACCGACAAGCAGCAATCGGATTTAGAGGAAGCACTTACCGAAAAGCAACGCCGGTTCTGCCATGAGTATGTAGTACATTTCAATGGCACAAAAGCAGCCATTGCCGCGGGATATTCAAAGGAAACGGCAAGAGTCCAAGCTTCGCAAATGTTAAGCAATGTTAAGGTAGCTGAATTTGTTAAACAGCTATTGCAAGAGAGTAATTTAGGTGCAGAAGAAACAAAAAAGCTTATTTCAGATATTGCAAAAAGCAGTTTAAATGACTATTTTGTAATTAAGCAAGTCGAATATACCCCAAGGGTGAAAAAGCCTCTTGCGCAGATGATTCAAGAACTGGTCGATGAAATCGAATTTGAGGATGAATATGCTGATAAGGCCGGATTATCCGAAGATGCTTTCAATGATCATTGGGCAATGCAGGAAGCCAGAAAGCTAAAAAAGCTCCGGTACGAACTTGAATTAAAGCGAAACCCAAAGGCATACCGAATTGTATTTGGGGAAAACATCTTGGTTGATCAGGCAGAACTGGATTTAGTTAAGTTGACTCAGGATAAAGAATCCGGAAAAATTAAATCATTTTCTTACGGACAGTTTGGCCCGAAGGTTGAAATGTATGCTGCGGATGCCGCACTGACGAATATCGCAAAAATACATGGATTGTACGCACCTGAAAGAGCAGATATTACTACACAAGGCCAGTCTCTTAATAAAGGCTTTGCATTCTTCCTTCAAAAAGTTAATCAGGTTACAGAGGAATGACATCGGAACTGACATACGAAGAAGCGGCTTCCAAGCAGGTAGCGGCATGGACCAAAGACTGGTGCAAGTTTGCCCGTGAAGCCCTTGGCGTTAATCTGGACAAAGAACAGGAAGCAATCTTGCGATCGGTTCAGTTTAACCCGCGCACTTCCGTCGCCTCCGGCACTGCCCGCGGTAAAGACTTTGTGACCGCCGTTGCTTGTGTCTGCTTCATGTATCTTACCCCTAAATGGGATGCATACGGTGAACTGATTGAAAACACCAAGGTTGCTATGACCGCGCCGACTGACAGGCAGGTTAAAAACATTATGATGCCTGAAATATCCCGGCTTTATAACAGGGCAAAAAAACGTGGTGTAGAGCTACCGGGTAGGTTGAATGTTTATGACATCAGGACAGACAGTGAAGAATGGTTCATGACAGGGTTTAAGGCATCCGAACACAACCATGAAGCATGGTCTGGCTTTCATGCCGTGAACACCATGTTCGCAATTACAGAGGCATCCGGTATCAGCGACGATACATTTGGAGCGATTGAAGGAAACTTACAAGGTAACAGCCGGATCTTGTTGGTGTTTAACCCGAACCGTATCGTCGGTTACGCTGCCAAGTCCCAAAAAGGTGAACGATGGAGTAAGTTCAGATTGAACAGTCTGACCGCTCCGAATGTCCTTGAAAAAAGACTGGTCATTCCGGGCCAGGTTGATTACAACTGGATTCAGGATAAACTTGAAGCGTGGTGCACTCCGATCAGAAAGGATGAGGTAACTGAATCCGAAGAAGATTTTGAATTTGAGGGGCAATGGTACAGGCCGGAAGATATATTCCGGATTAAAGTGCTTGGCAAGTTTCCGAAGGTAGCAGAAGATGCTTTGATTCCTGAACAGTGGATTGAACTTGCTCAGCAAAGATGGAAGGCTTTTGTAAAGTGGCCGGAGCATGAAAGAATTCACAAGACGTTGACGCTCGGCGTTGACGTTGCGGGAATGGGCCGCGACAGTTCGGTTTTCTGCTACCGGTTTGGTGATTATGTTGAGAAGTTCTTTAAAACCAACTCCGGCGGCCGCGCCGACCACATGCAGATTGCCGGAAGGATTACTTCCGAGCTTGATGCATACCGTAACGCTTCCGCGCAGGTTGATACCATTGGTGAAGGTGCGGGTGTGTATTCCCGCGTTGAGGAGCTTGGCTATGGAAGCAAAGTAATGTCCTGTAAGTACAGCGAGGCCGCAAAGGATTCAGGTGGCGAATTCTTAACCGATTACACAGGACAGTACAAGTTTGCTAACATGCGCGCTTATCTGTTCTGGGCGGTCCGCGACTGGCTGAACCCGAAGAACGGCAACAACGCCATGCTTCCGCCCGGCGACGCCTTCACCGAAGAGGCTACTGAGATTAAATGGAAGTTTCAAAGCAACGGCTCCATCATCATCGAGCCGAAAGAAGATATTAAAAAAAGACTTGGCCGGTCAACGGATGAATTTGACGCATTGGCCAATACATTTTACAAGAACGCAGCATTTAAGTTTCAGAACCTTTCCGGTCTTTTTTAATTAACACACTATGAATTACGACAAATTAAAAGCCTTGCTTGCTAATAAGGACGATGTAGACAGGATTATAAAAGTGCTGACTTCTCAGGGCAAGGAAGTTGACATTGATAGTCTTAAAAAAGAGTATGATCCTACTCAGCATCCGGTAACGCAAAAGTCAATACGCCCTGATCGTAAAATTTCAACCGAGGATGGTGGAGAAAAAACTGAAGATGTTACCCGGATTGCATTTCCGATGCAGGAAAATATTGTAAAGAAGGCTTCATCTTTCATATTTGGTAATGATGTTGATTTAATCTGTAAAACCAAGAATGAAAAAGAAATAATGGTACTTGACGCCATTAAAAGGCTAAATGAAGATGCAAGTATAGATAGTCTGAATTTGACGATTGCGGATTACCTTTTTAAAAGCACGCAGGTAGCTGAAATATGGTACTCAGAGCTTACTGATGAAGTGCATGAAACTTATGGATTTCCTACATTCATCAAACTTCGTGTATCGGTTTTCAGCCCTTGGGACTATAATGAGCTTTATCCTTACTTTGACGAAAGGGGTGATTTGATTGCGTTTTCACGCAGGTACAAATTCAAGGATGATAACGAAAAGGAGATAACGCACTTTGAAATATTTACCAAAGAAAGCTATGATTTGCTCGAACACAACCCTAACGACAGAGGAGTCAATAAGTGGGAGAATATTCGTTCAAGCGTCAATCCAATTAAAAAGATTCAGGTAGTTTATGCTTTTCAGGATAAAGCAGAATGGGAAAATGTCAATACATCAATTGAGCGGCTGGAATTTCTTCTTTCTAACTTTGGAGATACTAACGATTACAACGGTGCGCCGATTCTGTTCGGAACAGGCCAGATAAATACCTTCCCGGGCAAGGTAACTACCGGTAAAGTTATTCAAGGAGCACCCGGCGCTGACATGAAGTATCTTTCTTGGGCAAATGCTCCAGAATCTATAAAACTTGAAATTGAAACTCATTTCAGGATTATACACACCTACACCCAGACGCCTGATGTCAGCTTTGAAAACATTAAGGGAATTGGCGCCATTTCCGGCGTTGCTTTGAAATTATTCTTTATGGATGCTCACTTAAAGGTGAGAGACAAGCGGAAAATATTTGATCCATATCTAAGAAGGAGAATTAATATTCAAAAGGAATTCATTATTGCCATGAAACTGGACCTGAAAGATGCGGCCAGAAATATGAACATCAAGGCAATCATTAAGCCATATATGATCGATGATATAGCTGAAAGAATAGCATATCTGACACAGGCCACTGGTGGTAAAGCTTCTTTATCCGCGAAGACCGCAACCTCTTTAACCGGATTGGTTGAGGATTCAGATGCAGAACATACGCAGATCCTTGAAGAGGAAAAACAGCGCTCGCTTAATGATGTTCTTGAACCAAGTTTTTAGTACTTTGCCGAAAACGTAAACTCTGGCGACGATGATAATAGTAAAAATTTGGGTATTGACTGAGGAAGGAGTAGAGCGAGATGAAGCAGGTTTCCCGCTTACTGAAAACGACTGGATTTTGAAGGATGCATTCATAGATTTAAGCGAGGTCAGCCATGCATACGAAAGCCTGTATCATCCTGGCTGTATAACGGTTGAGCTTAAAAGCGATGTTGCGCTGCATGTTAAATTAACCATTCAGGAGCTGTACGATGCAAAAGTGAAATACCAGAGAGAAGCAATGATTGCCGCTTTCTTTCATCAAAACTAACAGATGGCCAAAAAACCATTCGACCACACTAGCTACGATCGTAAGCACTTTGAAACAATAGAACAGTACGTCAAGCGGATCAAGCGGATTTATGCCAGAACGATCCGCGACGCTGTTTTAATCGCTCAAAATGTCCGGCTATTTGAAGGCCAGCTATTTTCCTTTGAAGCCAATCAGGTACTCAAACATCAGGCTGATTTACTGTTTAAGTCAATGTATACCGAAATGCTGAAATCAATTAACACTGCAACCGGCGAAGTTTGGTTGATTTCTTCGCTCAAAAACGACGATCTTGTAAAATCCGTACTGGACACCACCAAGCTATCAGAAAACGTCCTGAGTCGTTATTTAAACCGAAACCTGTCGGCACTATCATCTTTTCAAAACCGCAAAGTTGGCGGCATGGGATTATCTGAACGAATCTGGAAACAGACTCAGCAGTTCAGAAGTGAACTGGAACTTGGTTTGGATATTGGAATAGGTGAGGGCAAGTCTGCTGCATCATTGGCGCGTGATCTGCAACAGAACATGGTTGATCCTGACCGCTTGTTTCGCCGGGTTCGTGATAAGCACGGGAATCTTGTTTTAAGCAAAGCGGCAAAGAACTTTAATCCGGGGCAAGGTGTGTACCGAAGTTCTTACAAGAATTCAATGAGGCTTGCCCGCACAGAAATTAATATGGGATACCGTACTGCTGATTATGAGCGATTTCAGCAGCTTGATTTTGTTGTAGGCTACGAGGTCAAGCGCAGCAACAATTTAACAACCTGCGATGTTTGCGGCCCGCTGGCAGGCAAGTATCCTAAAACATTCAAGTTCATTTCATGGCATAGTAACTGCCGCTGTTACGTGGTTTCAATCCTTGCCACAAATAAGGAAATGAACGAGCTTGAATTGAAATTGCTGAACGATGAACCAACATCTGATTTCAGGAGCACTAATCAGGTACAGAATGTTCATCCGGGCTACACGAAATGGATT